ATCAAGAAGAACCGCGAGAGCGGCCAGTGGTGGAGCTGGCAGTTCCCGACGATCATGTCGCCGTTCTTCCCACCCTCGGAGATCGCGCACGCCCGCGCCAACCTCGACCCGAAGACGTTCCGTCAGGAGTTCGAGGCGTCGTTCGAGAGCATGTCGGGCCGCGTCTACTACGCCTTCGATCGCAACGTCCACCTGGGCCGCTATCCGTTCAATCCGCGGCTGCCGATCATCGTCGGCCAGGACTTCAACGTCGATCCCATGTCGTCGGTCATCATGCAGCAGCAGCCGAACGGCGACATCTGGATCATCGACGAGATTTGCCTGCCCAGCTCGAACGCTGTCGAAACCTGCGAGGAGCTGGACCGCCGCTATTTCCGGCACAAGTCGCACATCACGATCTACCCTGACCCTGCCGGCTCCAACCGCAGCTCGAGCCGCGGCGAGTCCGACCTCGACGTGTTCCGCCAGGCCGGATACCGCAAGATCATCTTCAAGAAGAAGCACCCGCTGGTCCGCGACCGCGTCTCGACCGTGAACTCCATGTTCATGACCAGCGACGGCACCGCGCGCATGTTCGTGGACGAGGACTGCCACAAGACGATCGAGAGCCTCGAGCAGACGATCTACAAGCCGGGCACCCCGAACGTGGACAAGAGCCAGGGAGCAGAGCACATGGCCGACGCCTTGGGCTATCCGATCCACTACCTGTTCGGCCAGCGCTTCAAGAAGATGATGGGCTTCAGCTTCTAACCTGACTGCATGGTTGCTAACACACATGCACTTGGGCTATAATCACGCGCTATGACCCTGACACCGAACGATCTCATCGGCGCGAACAGCGAGCAGCTTCTCAAGCTGATCGATCGTCGTCACCCGGAATATGCCGACACCCTGGAGCACTGGGATTTCCTGGAGAGCTGCTATCGCGGCGGCCGGGGATGGATCGAGAAGAACATCTTCACCTACCACAAGGAAGGCAAGAAGGAGTTCCGCAAGCGCAAGGAGCGGGCATACCGCTTCCCGCATTCGAAGGAGGTCATCTCCCTCGTCAACAAATACATCTTCAAGGGGTCGATCGAGCGCCGCGCACCTGAAGCGCTGCCGCGGCACATCAAGGAGTTCTGGGGTGCGGCCACGCTGCTGAAGCGCCCCATCGAGGATCTGATGGAGACCATCTCGGTCTGGACATCGACCTTCGGCCGCATCTGGGTTGTCGTGGACAACAACGTCCCCGAGGGCGTCGTCTCCGAGGCACAGCGCCTGGAGTCTGGCGGCCGCTCGTATGGATACTGGATCAAGCCGCAGCAAGCCTACGACTTCGCATATGATGCCGATGGCGAACTGGACTGGTTTCTGCACGGCTTCTTTGCGCGCGACGACAGCAATCCGCTGACCAGCACCGGCGCGATCGAGGAGCAGTATCGCCTGTGGACCAAGACCTTCACCGCCGTCATCAAGGTGTCCGGTAGCGGCCGCGACCGCAAGGCCGAGCTGGTCGGCGAGCCCAAGCTGCATGAGCTGGAGCTGGTGCCCGTGTTCCCCGCCGATCACCTGTCGAGCGAGGATCTCTACAAGACCGCCGGCCTGATCGAAGACGTGGCCTATATGGACCGCGCCGTCGCCAATTACCTGTCGAACCTCGACGTCATCATCCAGGACCAGACCTTCTCGCAGCTGGCGATCCCCTTCCAGGGACTGCTGCCGACCGACGGCGCGAACGACGATGACCCGGAAAGCGAAGAGCTGAACTCCATCCAGCAGATGGGCACGCAGCGCGTGTTCGCCTACAACGCCGAAGGCGGCGCCGCGCCGACGTTCATATCGCCCGACGTAAAGCAGGCTGGCATGATCGTCGCCACGGTCACCAAGATCGTCGGCGAAATCTACCACTCGATCGGCATGGCCGGTGAGCGCACCAAGGAAGACAATGCCGCTGGCATCGACAACTCCTCGGGCGTTGCCAAGGCATACGACTTCGAGAAGCTGAACGCTATGCTCGCCGCGAAGGCTCGCGCGCTCCAGAACGTCGAGAAGAACCTGGTCCGCCTGGTCAACGCCTGGAACTCCGAAATCAAGGAGCTTCAGGAGACCGAGGACTATGTCACCTATCCGCAGACCTTCGACGTGCGCAACCTGGCCGATGAACTCGACAACGCCCAGCGCCTCTCGGTGATGAATGCGCCGAAGAAGCTGCGCCAGGCCCAGATGGTCCGCACCGCCAAGAAGATGTTCCCGCAGGCGACCGCGGAGGAGATCAAGGAGATCATCAAGGACATCGAGGACGAATGGCTCAAGGAAGAGCCGCTCGACCTGATGGCCGGAACCCCCGGCGGCGCACCGACGCTCGGCAAGGGCCGCGTCCCCGGCAAGAAGAACAGCCAGGGTGAGAACAACAAGGGCTCGGTGAAGGCGGACGACAAGGCGAAGGAAGCTGCGAAGTGACCGTCGCCCTCGCCGTCTTCGCGGTCGTATGCCTCGTGGTGCTGCTCTGGGCGGTCGATGCAACGCTCACCGAGATGATGGCCGAGGAGCCGGAGCACGGCGCTGAAGTCTATCCGGTGATCGCCATGGTTGCGATCCTGCTCTACACCCTCACGGTCCAGGTCTCCCTTTCCTGACGCTACCTGTCTTGCGGACCCCATTGCATGTGTGTTATATTGCATGCAACTGGCATTCCAACTCAAGGCAAGGTATTTCATGACGGAAGAAGAAAAGGCGGCTGCTGAAGCTGCTGCAAAGGCAGAAGCCGAAGCTGCTGCTGCGAAGGAAGCAGAGCAGAAGGAAAAGGAAGCCGAGGCTGCAAAGGCCGCTGGCACCACGACTGACGATGCTCCCAAGGACGATCCGGCCGCCGCTGCGCTCGCCGCGAAGGACGCCGAGATCGCACGTCTCCAGCAGATCGCCGACAAGTTCGCAGGCATCGACCCCGAGAAGGCCAAGGCCGACGCTGCCGCTGTCGCAGCTGCTGAAGCTGCCAAGGTTCAGGCCGAGAAGGACAAGGCCCAGGCCGAAGGCAATTTCGAGAAGCTGCGCGAGATCCAGAACGCCGAAAGCGCCGCTGCGATCGCCGCTGCCAAGGCGGAAGCCGAAGCTGCCCAGAAGGAACGCGACGAAGCGCGCGCCCAGCTGAACAACACCAAGATCGAGGCGGCGTTCGCCAACTCGAAGTTCCTCCAGGACGAAACCATCCTGACCGGCCCCAAGGCACAGCGTCTTTATGCAGACCATGTCGAGGTCGAGGATGGCAAGGTCGTGGTCTATGACAAGCCCAAGGGCGAAGCCAAGCGCGCGCGGGTCATGGATGGCAAGGGCAACGCCCTGTCGTTCAACGACGCGATCGCCAAGATCGTCAACGCAGACCCCGACAAGGACACGCTGCTGAAGACGAAGACCAAGCCTGGCGCCGCCTCGGGCACCACCGAAGGCAAGAGCAAGGCCCCCGAGCAGAGCCGCCACGCGCGTCTCGCGGCCGGCCTCAAAGCGCTGCGCGAAAAATAAGCGGACCTTGGATGCATGTGTGTCTTTACACATGCACCCATTGTTTGCTATCATGTGCCTCACAACGATCCAACAGATTTTTCAAGGAGTCCGAAATGCCCCTGCTTCGAGCTGAAGCCGAGAAGCTCTCGAACAACGTCCTCGAGCAGGGCGTGATCGAAGAGATCATCGACAAGGACGCCATGTTTGCCCTGATGCCTTTCAAGCGCATCGTCGGCAAGGCGTATCTCTACAACCGCGAGAACACGCTTTCCGAAGCTGAATTCCTCGATCCGTATGAAGACGTGCCGGAAGGTGGCGCGACCTTCGACGAAGTCGTTGCTCGCCTGCGCATCCTGATCGGTGACGTGGACATCGACAACTTCCTCGACGAAACGATGGACGATACCAACGACCAGACCGCGATCCAGATCGCTGCGAAGGCGAAGGGTATGGCCCGCAAGTTCCAGCGCACCCTTGCCATCGGCAACTCGGACGCTTCGCCCAAGGAATTCGACGGCCTGGCCAAGCTCTGCTCGAGCTCGGATCAGATCCTGACCGCCGGCGCGAACGGCGCTGCCCTGACCTTCGAAATGCTCGACGCACTGCTGCGCCGCGTGCCCCTGGGCGCCGACGCTCTGGTGATGCGCGGTGGCACCCATGACGCTGTCCTGGCGATGCTGCGCAACCTGGGCGGCACCACGCCGGACCACGTCACGCTGCCGGGCAACGGTGTCGAAGTTCCGGCCTATCGCCGGGTTCCGATCATCGTCAACGACTTCCTGCCGGGTGATGAAGACCAGGGTTCGGAATCGAACACCTGCTCGATCTATGCGGTCCGCTTCAACGAGGCCGACG